CGTCCGCTCCAGCGTGCCTTCAACCCCGTCGCCGTCGATCTTGCCGAACTGCATGTCGCCAAGGGCGACGATGAAGGTGTAGCCCTCACCGTCCTTGACGGCCAGCGTGACCGGCTCGACCGGGGGACTGGAGTTGATCGCGGCCAGGAGCTCGTCGATCGCCGGCCCCGCGCTTGCGACACTTTCACACTTGCGGGCGAATGTAAAGCGGGTCGAGACGCCGGTGTCCCCGTTCGCCATCGTCCACTCCGAGGAGCGCAGGCCGGTGACCGTCCACTCGGACGGGTCGAGGCCCTGGCCCTGGAGCACGGTGGTCGCTGCGCTCTCGTTGTCCTCGAAGGTCTCGCCCCGGACGGTGACGTCGGCCTCGTCGCCCTTGATCTCGATCTGGCGGGTGAAGTCCTTCTCGGGGTCCGTAGCTCGGGCCGGTACGGCAGGGCCGATCGGCTTGGCCAGGAGCTCGTCAAGCAGCTCGCTCACTGGGGATGCCTCCTTCCTGCCGGAGTGCCCGGCGATACGTACGGATCGTGGTAGCGGACACGTCGTGCCCGTACCTTCGTAGGGTCGAGCTCAGCCAGTCGGCAGAGGTCTCGCCCAGCAGGTGCGGCCCGAAGGCGGCCTGCTCCGCCTCGGTCATGGCCGCGTAGATGTCGTGCAGGGTGGGGCCCGGCTCACCAGGCAGCTCGTCGAGGGTCACTTCACACCGACCTGGTCACGGCGAGCTCGACGATCTCGACGTCTTCCGGCCAGTCCGTGTGCTCGGTTCCGAAGTAGGCGAAGTATCCAGGGGAGTCGGAGTCGTACTGGCAGAACTTCGCCAGCACCACCTCGTGCGTTCCGGGCGGAACAACGTAGGCAAGTCGGCCATGCTTCAGTTCGGCAGCCACTCAGTCGAACACCCCCATCTCCGAGGCCCAGTAGACCTGGACCAGCTCGAACGTCTCCTCCTTGGTGAAGCCCTCCTTGCGGAGGGATGCGCGCAGGTCGCCCATGATGGAGGCGGCCCGCTTGACGGAGCTGAAGTGGTCGACGACCGGCTCGACGTCGGTGATCTCAGCTCCCTCCCACTCCTCGGGGAACTCCTCTTCGCGACTCACTCGGCACCGTCCAGCCTGGACACCTCATTGATGGCCACGGCGGCGAGCTGAAGGAGGGCGTGGCGGCGCTCCGCGTCGTTCAGGGAGGCCAGCACTTCGTGGGCGTACGACAGGACGAGCGCGTCGAGCGTCCCTTCCCGGCCGTACTGCCGGGCCCAGACGGCAGAACGCTCGTCGTAGTACCGGTTACGGGTGACGGGGTACTCCTTCGCCTCGTAGTCCCCGAGGCTCTTGATGGACGCCTTCACGTCGTTGACGATGCGCGCCATCGGGTCCGGCTTCCGGCCACCCTTCTTCGCCGCCTGCTCGGTCTCGACCGTCCCGGTCCCTGCCACTGTCAGTCCTCCTTCTTCTGAACCAGGGAGAGCAGGTGCTCCGCCCCGTGTTCCATGTAGGTGTCGGTCACGTCAGCCCGCAGTCGTACCGCCTTGGCGGAGCGAAGCTGCCGTGTGATCTTGCCGGTGAGCTCGGCTCCTGCGTCGTCCGGATCGGCCCACGTCCACACGCGGTTGAAGCCGGCGAGCATCCTTCGATGCCTGCCGAACCACATGTTGGCGCCGGGGATGGCGACAGCCGGGAGGCCGATCTTGTTCAGGATGATGGCGTCGAGCTCGCCCTCGGTGACGTGGATCTCCTCGCCGGCCTGGTGTACGGCGCCGACATTGAACATCCGAGGGATGTCATCCTTGATGGTGTTGTACTTGCCGTGGAAGTAGTCGCGGTGGTTGTGCTCGCTCAGGCAGCGGAACCGCACGGTGAGCGGCTGGCCGTCTCGTCCGAGGTAGGGGATCGCGAGCATGCCCCGGTACTTCTCATGTCCGGGTGCCGGGTCAGCGACGATGCCGAGCCGGAAGGCCAGTGCCTCGTCCCGCCCGATGCCTCGCGCCATCAGGTAGCCCGCTACCTCTGCGGTGAGGTGCGACTGGTAGGTGCTTACCGCCTCCTCCAGCATCTCCTTCTGGGACGTCGAGAGCGGCGTGAGCGGTTCGTGCTCGGCCAAGCTGTTCTCCTCCTTACTTGCGCTTCCAGGCGGGCACGTAGCCTCCGCCTGGCTTCTGTCCGGGCTTCTTGCCCGCTGCCTTCCGGCCGCCTCCGTAGCGGCTGGTGTAGCCGTCCTGCTTGGCGACCGCGCCCTCCTCCAGGCCGTGCTCCTTGGCGTACGCCTTGGCCTGCTTGAAGTCGATCGCCTTGTTGAGCTGCATGTCGTGGTACTTCTCGATGAGGGTGAAGCTGTCTCCGCCGTTCGAGCAGGAGTGGCAGTTCCACAGGCCCTCGTCGAGGCGGTAGCTGAACGACGGTGTGTTGTCGTCGTGCAGTGGGCACTTGGCCATGCCCGAGTTGCGCTGGTCGTTGAAGTCCACGTCGAAGTGGTGCATCACCGATTCAAGGAGGGGCTTACTGTCCGAGCCTCCGCCCTGGTCGGAGTCGACGCGATGGAACCTCACCACCTCACCCCCGCCCAGTCCTCGACCACCACGATCACGGCCGGATCGGACTCGTCATCGGCCAGCCAGTCGAGCCAGGCCAGCCACTCTTCGGTCAGGTTCACTTCGGGTCCAGCCCGAGGTAGTCCTCAACGGTGGTGAGCACGAACGCCTGCCGCCAGTTCTTGCCCCGCCTCTTCACGACGACGATCGACTCGACGTCGTCCAGGTCCAGGCTGCGGTGCTTGGCGAAGTTCTCGCGCTCGACGATCGCCTGCCCGAGGAAGACGCCCGGCTCGAACTTGGCGTTCTTCGCCTCGATCACCAGGTACTTGCCGCCGCCCTCGCGGATGACCATGTCGCCCTCGTCCTCTGCGCCGGCCAGGCGAAGGGACTCGACGTCGAACCCCTCCGAGCGGAGACCGTCCCGCAGGTCGGACTCCCAGTCAGCGCCCTTGCGCTTGTTGCGCCGGTTCCGTGCCGCGATGCTGTTGCTCAACTTACACACCACCTCCCAGTAATGCCGGGCTGTTGCCCGGCGATGTCTTGCGACAGTATCACACTACGAGCCAAGGTTCAACGCGACCTTGGTCGGTGACCACTCCTCAGCAGGCTTGGCCTGTGCAGCCTGGACGATGGCCCGCTTCTCCGCCTTCGCGAAGCGCGTGTACTCCGGCTGGCAGATCATCGTCGCGTAGCGGCCAGCGGTCGGATCACACGGGCCCATGCGCTGCTTGATGCACGCCACGTTGTAGGCCAGCGAGGTCGGGTCCAGAGCCACGGAGAGCGAGAGCTCAGGCTTCTCGGACAGGCCGCCCTTCACCTGGTCGCGGGACGGGGGAGCCCAGGGGTTCGTCTTGGCTTCCCAGTTCTTGTCGCTCGCGTGGTGAAGGATGATGACCGTCGCGCCCGTGTGGCGGGCCAGCTCGGTGCAGCCCTGCATCACCGCCATCTGCTCGGTGTAGTCCGACTCGGCGCCCTCGAAGTCCATCAGGTTGTCGAACACGATCACCTCGGGGTACCGGTCCCACAGCTCGACGTACGCCTCCAGCTCCTCGTCGACCGCCCGCCAGGTGATGGGGGAGCCGAAGGAGAAGGTGATGTTCGAGTCGGCCAGCGCGTCGATGTACGCCTGCCTGTACTTGCCACCCTCAGCCATGCCGGCCTCGACCATCTCGGTCGTGTCCTTCGTCGCCATGGAGGCGAGCCGACTCGACGCCGTGAAGGCGCTCATGTCAGCGGAGAAGTACAGCGACGGCAGGTTCATCTGAGCTACCCAGAACAGGGCGAAGCCCGACTTCTGCGTGCCGGAGCGACCGGCCACCATGATGACCTCGCCGTGCCGGGGGCGAACGCCCATGGCGTACAGGTCGTCGAACGCCTCTACGCGCGGGAGTTCACGGCCGCTTGCAGCATGGAGCGCAAGGGACCTGCCTGGGGTGAGCACTGAGTGGACTCCTCTCGGTAGATGGTCTTCTTGATGCCGGACGCCTCGATCAGCGTCTGGCAGGCCGGGCACGGCTTCCGGGTGACGTACAGCGTGGCGCCTGCCAGCTCGTACGGATCGGCGTGCTCGATGGCGTTACGTTCGGCGTGCGTCGCGATGCAGTTCGAGTAGTCGCTGTCCGCCGCAATCTCGCCGTAGGACATCTGCCCTCGCGGGCAGTTGCCCGCACTCTCGCAGCCGGGGATACCGGCGATGGCTCCGTTGTACCCCACGGCAAGGACACGATGTGTCCGGCTCAGGATTACGGCTCCGACCTTGGAGCGTGTGCAGTCGGCTCTCGTAGCCACGACGTCAGCCATGGCCAGGGCCCACTCGTCCCAGCTCGGTCTCACTGAGACCTCCCTCCTGCGGGCTGGCGCCCGCTCATGAACCCCCCTCCCTCTCGAAGCGACACTTACACAGTCAGATCAGTCGAAGTCCGGGGCGTCCGCGACGGCCTCCTCAGCCGCCTTCTCCCGCTTCTCGGCGTACGCGACCACGGCGTTGCGGACAGCCGCGTCGGTCACCGGACGCCAGACCCACGCCGGGTGCGCGCCGGGCTTCTTCGGGGGAACCTGCTCCAGGCGCACGATCGTGGCGCCACCGACGATGGTCTCCAGGTCGCGGGCGAGGATGGTCTGCTCGATCCTCTGGCCCTTGGTCACCTGGGGGGTGCCGGCCTGGAGAGCCGCGCCGTCCTGGAAGACGGTCACGTCCGCGAGGACGGAGTCCTTCGGGCCGTTCGGGGTCGGACGCTGGCGCTCGAAGGAGTGGACCTCCAGCAGGATGGCAGGAGCGCTGAGGTTGTCCTTCGGCTTGAACCAGCCGCCGCCCTGGACCGGGATGTCGATGAGGTTGAGAGCCACTGTGTTGATCTCCTTCGTTCGTTGCCCACGCGGGCAGTTACGGTGCGATTACTTGTTGATGCAGCGACCGGGCATGTCCCCGGCCTTGCTGTACTGCCACAGCCCACAAGGGGCCGAGGTCCAGATGAAGGCGAAGAGCGCGATCAGCGCGGCCACGAAGACGGCGCCTACGATCTCGGGCAGGTGCTTCACTGAAGCGACTTGCCCTTCGCCTTCCAGGCGGCCATGACCGCCGCGTCCGAGAAGAAGGACTGGTTCGCGGCCCACAGCTTCTTCAGCCCGTCGACCGTGGTCTGCTTCTCGATCTCCCCGAGGATGTACGCGTTCGGGTCTTCCTTCTTCGGCTCTGCGACACTTGCACTACCCGGCCAGGGGGCGGACTGGGTGGCAGACGCAGCCGCCCAGGGGTCGTCGGTCGGAGGCTTGGCCGGCTCGGTGTTCTCCTCGATCACCGTGGCCCCGAGCGCCGTAGCGATCAGGCCCTTGCCGTGTGCGATCTGCGTCGCGTTCGTGACGATGCTGCTCAGGCTCAGGCCCACCTGCGTGGCGGGGTCCATGCCGAAGAACTCCATGACGTCGGCCCTGATCTCACCCGGCGTTCCCCGGAAGACCGCCCAGGTGGCGTCGTGCCCCTTGTCGTACTTGATCGTGACGCTCAGTTCGCTCACTGTGTTTCGTTCCCCTCTCTCTCGCTGTCGTTGTCCACCGTATCCGATCTTCGGTCGGTGTGCAACCTTCGCTTACCTCGTTGTCTCCGGGGTTTCCCTCGTTGACGTTGTCCAACTTACACAGTCTCGGTGTGCAAGTCAAGCTGGCTTCATGTGGCCTGCGTCACGAAGGGCTTCATCGCGCCCTTCGTCGAGCGGGCCTTGCGGATGGTGAGTGCAAGGTTCGCCAGCGCCCACCCGATGTTCAGGTCGACCCAGTACAGGTTACACACTCCGGTGCCCGCTGGCAAGTGGACGATGATGCCCCAGTCCTGGTTCACAGGAGGCAGCGGCGAGTAAGCGGCAGCCGCCTGCTCGGCCGAGAACTCCTGCTTCTTCCACGCCTTGAACGCCTTCTCGTCCCCGGTGTCCACCGGGAACTTCGCGTGGTCGTACAGCTTGCCGCGCGAGTACACCGCGAGCTGCGACGCCATCTTCAGCTTGCCGTACTCGATCGTGCCGGTCTTCGTGTCCGTGATGAAGTTGCCCGAGATCGGCCTGCCGTCCGGGCCGGGCCCGTCGTAGTACGACAGCCGGTCGAACGTGCCACCCACGGACAGCTCGGGCACCGCGACGAACTGCTCGATCGCGACGACCTTCAGCACGGACGTGGCCATCATGTACGCGGCCATGTCGTCGAGGTCCGCACCCGAGATGGTCTTGGGCAGGGGCTCGCCACGGTCCACGTACTCCGACAGGTCGTGCAGGTACGTACCCTTGCGCGACTTCTCGTTCGCCCCCGCCGCGTCCTTGGCTTGCTCGGTCAGGGCGTTGAGCCTCTTCTTGTCGGCCGGGTCGTCGGGGTCCAGGCCCTTCGTCTTCTCCAGCAGGTCAGGCCGGCTCGCCGAGCCGAGCAGGACCATGCGGCCTTGCCAGTCGATGAGGTTCGACTTGTCCTCGATGCAGTCGATGAACGTCGTGGTGCGGGTGTGGCCCTTCGGCTTGCCGCCGCCCTCGGGAACGATGAGCGGACGGCCCCAGCCGTCACGCGGTACCGAGAGGTTCGGGTGCAGGGGCTTGGCCTGCGGGATCTCCATCAGGTTCAGGCTCACGCGGCCACCAGGCGCAGCGTCGCAGGAACCACGGTCGGGCAGAGGTAGATCTTGATGCTGTCATCCTCCAGGATCTCGGGCTCGATCTCGTCATCGTCGAGCAGTTCAAGGCCACGCCTCGCGGCCTCGTCAAGCACACGTCTGAGCTCCGCACCCTTGTGGCCGGGCCCCGCGATGATGTGGAAGTCGTACGCCTCCTCGTCGATGACGAGCTTGACGTTGCCTCCGGGGGAGACGTACTCCCCGCGCCAGCCGCCAGGTGTGGCGGTCGGCCCCTCCCCGAGATGGTGTGCCACCGTATCGCCTCCAATCTGTGTAAGTGTCGCTGACAAGATTCATCTTGCACGGACCGAGGATGATCTGTCAAGGCCCATGGTCACTGAATCTTCACGACTGGAACACATGACTCCGTATCGAGCAGATGGCTGTACGCAGCACGCACTTCCGGAATCTAAGACTCCGGAGTTGCGCAGATGGTTGCACTCTATTTACCAGGAATTTGAAACTTTTACCATTGGTTTCGTAGGCTGGAACGAGCAGAGCCCCCGCAGTTCGAGTGCGGGGGCTCTGCCAGTGGGTGCCGGCTCAGTCGCGGTCGGCGTTGGGGCGGGGCGTTGTCTTCTGCTTCGGGCGGTGGATGAGGTCGTCATCACCCTCCTGACGTGGGACGTAGAAGAAGCCTTCTTCGGTGTCCGGGTCGTAGTGAACGACCGCGTCCTCCTCCTTCAGCATCTCCAGCCAGTTCGCCAGCCGGGACCGATCTGTCTCCGTCAGCTCCTTGCCGGCGCGGCTGCGAGCCTCTGCCCGGAGCATCGCGAGCGGGTAGGCCCAGCGGTGCTCCTCCTTCACGAACCAGGGGATGAGCTCGTCGTCCCGCACGATTCGCCGGTCCAGTCCTCGCCGACGTCGGAAGTTGCCCCACATCGACGCGACCGTGTCGATGTTGTACTTACGCTTGTACTCGTCAATCATCCAAGCGTAGGTGCGCCCTTCCTCGAACCAGCGGATGACCTCCTGCTCGTCCTGGATCTTGCGCTTACCCATGTGCCTCCTCGCCTCGTCGTGATCTTGGGACTGTGCAACACTTCCACAGTATCCCAGCACGGTCAACCTTGCACAGGTATCGTGGAACTCACACCCACATTCACACGGGAGGGAAGCATGAAGCTCCAGGTGACGGCATGCGACATCGACAAGAAGTTCCCGGCGAAGACCTACACAATCACAGCGAGCGACGGCCGCAGCATCTCGAAGGATCTGTGCGAGGAGCACGCTGAGCCGTTCGAGGAGTGGCTGGAAGAGGCCGAGGTGGATGGGGAGTCCGAGCCCGAGCCCGAGCCTGCACCGAAGCCGGTCAAGAAGGCGGCAGCCAAGAAGGTGGCGACACCTTCACGACGGCGCCCGAAGGTCGTGTCCCTCGAAGAGATCGAGCGCTCCAAGCAGGGCTGAGACGACAAGAGCGCCCCCGCCAGCCACAGGGCCAGCGGGGGCATCTCTCATTCCGAGTCGGACTGCTCGACGAAACCGAACGCGGTCAGCGCCTGTATCACAAGCGCGACTTGCGGGTAGTCAGTGCCGAAGTAGGTGGCCAGGGACAGGGCCACGCCAACGGAGGCCGCAACCAGCCCGGCCTTGGACTTGTACTTGGTGGGCAGGGCCCCGGCGATACGCGCCAGGCCCTTACTCGTCACCTTCGCGTGCTTGCTCACTTGATGCCAGCCTCCTTCTGAAGCTCCTTGAAGCCGGACTTGCCGATGACCGGGTCGTACGACTTGCCTGCGGTCCGCAGGTGGGGGTTCTTGTTGTGGAACCGGGCGACCGCCTTCTGGGTCTCCGGGCCGTAGTAGGTGCTGTACGCGCCAGGGATCGGGCCGTAGCCCGCCTTCACCAGGAAGTGCTGGAGGTCCCTGACCTGCGCGTGCCGGGCGCCGGGCTTGACGGCCGGGTTCAGGGACACGATCTTCGAGACCGGCTTGGGCGCAGGCTTGGCGGGGGCCGGCGCGGGCTTGGTGGGAGCGGGCTTGCCCTTCTTCGCCTTGACCAGCTCGATCAGCCGCGCGATCGGGAAGTTGCCGGGGTCGCCGTGGTCGTTCTCGGGAACGTGCTGGTGACCGCAGATCCCCTTGAACGCGTCCCATTCGGCGAAGCTCATGCGCTGCCCGCTCTTCGAGCCGTAGCTCGTCGGGTAGCTCAGCCACGGCTTCGAGGTGGAGACGAGCGGGACGTCGTAGGTGTCGGTCAGCCAGTCGATCAGGTCGACCAGGCCCGCGAGGTCGTCGTCGTCAGCGCCGGGCCAGTACAGGCCGGGCCCACCCTTGGCGCAGGTGCCGACGAGCTCGATCTGGATGACGTTGAGGGTGTTGGTCTCGACGCCCCCAGCCCTGTTGACCAGGGCCCGAGCGGAGTGGTTGGCGTAGAAGTGCTGGTGCACCTCCTTGCCCTTGACGGTGAAGGTCGGCGCCGAGCCGCCACCACCGTACGAGGGGAACGAGCCGCCCTCGGTGGTGTGCAGGACGATGACGTTGGGGTGGGGCATGGCGTCACCGGAGTACGCCTTGCCGAACCACTGAACAGTGGAGTTGCCACCGGGGTAGATGTGCGCAGTCAAGAGAGCGAACCTCCTTGGGTACGACGAAGGCCCTGCCTCGCTCGGAGACAGGGCCTTCAGGGATGGGGTGGTCAGGCAGCGGCCGAGACGATGTGGTCGTCCAGGCGCTCTTCGACGGACAGGCGCTCGCGGCGCTCGTGCGCGACTTCTTCGCGCAAGCTGGACAGCTCTCGGCCGTGGCGATCCAGGGCTTCGCCGTGGCGCTCCTGGTTGTCGATGACGCGATCGATGCGGAACATCACGGCGTCGAGGTCGTCGCGCAGGTTGGTGTCGTGGGTGTTGGAGACCTGGTCGCGCACCTCGGAGAGGGTGGCGGTCTGGCGGCGAAGGAGTTCGGCGAAGACGCCGATGGCGGCGACGGCTACAGTGCCGCCTGCCGTCACCAGCGCCACTTGCACACCCGGCTCCATGGCGAGGGCGATCACGACAGCTTCTCCTCCAGCGCGGCCAGGCGCTCTTCCAGATCGCTGACCTGCCTGGCCTGGCGCTGAACGACGGGGAGCAGGGCAACGCCCAGCAGGTCGTAACGCAGGGCGTCGACCTCGCCGTCCATGTACTGGACGATCCAGTTCAGCCCGAGGTCGTGGGCCTCGTCAGCGATCAGGCCGACCTCGCCCTTGCGGCCCGGACGGAGCTTGCCGGTCTCCTCGTCGACCTGGTCCTTGCGGTCGTAGATGACCGGCCGCATCTTCAGGACGGTGTCCGGGTCGATCTCGAAGTCCTGGATGTTCTCCTTGAACTTCCGGGCGGAGGTGTTGCGGCAGAAAGTGCCGGAGCCTTCGACCCACACTGCGTACCAGGTGCCGTCCGTCGCCGTGTTGGAGTACGGCTTCTTCGAGCCGTTCGCCCAGGAGATCGTGTCGCCGGACTCCAGGTAGCTGGAGTGGGAGTGCGAGCTCGGCGGGAACGTGGACGGCTTCGAAGTGATCGAGGTCCAGGTGTGCGAGTGGGTCGACGGCGGGAACGTGGACGGCTCGTTGACGATCGTCGACCAGTCGGTGTTGTGCGCAGCCGGAGGGAACGTCGTGGGCTTGTCCGTGATGTCGGCCCAGCCGTGCGTGTGCATGGACGGAGCGAACGTGGACGGCTTGTTGCTCAGGCTGTTCCAGTCGACCGCCGCGACCAGCGAGGCCCACGCCGTACCGTTCCAGAACTCCCAGGTGCTGGTCGACTGGTTGAAGCCCAGGCGCCCGATGCGGGGGGAGTCGGGGCGGGTGGCGGTGGTCCAGCCGCCCACCGAGTTGCCGAGGAACTTGCGCTCGCCCGTCACGGAGGCGGCGGAGATCGAGGTGACGTTGGCGCCGACCGCGACCGTAGCCAGGCCGAACTCCCAGACACCCGTGTCCGTCTGAGTCAGGGTGGGTGGAGTCGAGGAGCCGGCCGTTCCCGTCTTGACGGCCACTGTGATGGAGTTGGCTGCCGGGTCCAGTTTCAGGACCACGCGGTCCACGCGGGCCGAGGTGTTGGACGCCGCGACGGTCAGCGTCTCGGTCGCCGTCGAGTAGATGGCGTGACCGCGCACGATGGCGAAGCCAGGGCTGACCTTGACGGTCATGCCAGTGCCGTCCGCGTAGGTGTAGAACGCGGAGCCTCCGACTCCGTCAGCAACTCCAGTCTCCTGGAACTCGCGGAACAGGCGCGAGTAGTCGGTCTCGGTAATCGACTGAGCGTCGAAGGGGTACGAAGTGATCGCCACTTGGAGGGTCCTCCTCGGTTACAGGGTGAAGGTCGAGGTGATGCGGATGTTCCGGCCGGTCGGCATGACCTGATCCGTGCTGATCGTCCGGAGCCAGACGCCTCCGGTGGAGTTGATGTAGCCCTCGCCGTCAATGGTCCCGTCGCCCCAGGTGAAGTTGACCGTCGTGGGCGGCCAGTACCCGGCAGGCAGGACGGCACATTGGGTGTCGGCGATGTTCGCGTTGTTCGGAGACGGGGGCAGGGTGTCCGTGCTCGGGGACGGTGTGTAGGTGACGTAGCAGTGCACCATGCACACCCCGTTGATCTTGCTTCCGTAGAAGCCAGCCACGGTGAAGTTGGTCGAGGCGGTGAGGCCGGTCGTCGTCACCGTGGGGGTCGCCACAGGGGGCGGGTAGAGCGATGCTGACACTTGCACACCTCCTTACGCGAGGGCGGCCCAGAAGCGGTTGGCGCCGTTCTGGATGTTGGCGAGGGTCAGGGACGTGTACGAGGTGTTCTGGCTGGTCGCGTCGAGCACGCCGAACCTCTTGGTGTTGTTCAGGCCGAAGACGTTCGGGGGAGCTCCTGCACTGTTCTCGTACTGGAGGCACATCGGACCGTCCGCAGGGGAGGTCGTGTAGACGAACCGCCAGACGATGTAGTAGAGGCCAGCCGCCAGCGTGGTGCTGGTCACCGGCACGTAGGAAGTCCCACCACCCACACCGTGCTGCTCGGCGGGCTCGTTCGTGCCGGTGTGGATCGCGTCGTTGTACGCCACCCGAGTGCCGGACGAGTTGTAGACCGCAGCCCAGGAGTTGACCAGCAGGCCGCCCGCGTAGCCGGTGAAGTGCCACGCGATCTTCGTGACGGTCTTCGGCTCGCGCAGGTACACCGCAGCGACTCGGGCATTCGTGGTGCCGGTGAAGGCGCCGGTCGAGATGCAGTCCGCAGGGTCGGAGGTCCAGGCCACCAGGCCCAGGTCTTCCGGCTGGAAGGTGTCCGGCCGAGGCTGCACCTGGAAGACCGAGCTGGCCACACCGCCAGTCGCGGCCGAGCTCCGCTTCATGTACGGCCGCCCAGACTTCGAGTAGAAGTGAGCGCCGAGCGAGGAGGTGGTCGGGTCCGCTGCCTGGTCTACGACGCCGATGGCGCCGCCCTCGACAGCCAGGCGAGCGCCGTTCATGACGTTCGTCGAGCCGACCGTCGTCGAGCCAGAGGCGCGGTCCCCGTAGATGTGCGCGGTCTTGTCGACCTCCGCGTCCGTGTAGGACTGGAGGAGGAAGTTCGAGCCCGCGTCGGAGCCGGTCTCCGAAGAGCCGGACACCATGAAGGCCCAGCGCTTCTTGTTCAGCTTGCGCATGCCGACGATGCCGTAGTTGGTGTCGGCCGTCGCGTTGATCAGCATGAAGTTGTCGAACGTCGGCTGGCCGCCGACTGCGGGGACCGCGCCGACATCGCCAGCGTCCAGGGCCACGGCGCCGGTCATGCCGTTGACGGAGCTGACCGCACCGCCCGAGCCTCCGGCCCCGACCTGGAAGACCGTGCCGTCCGCCTGCTTGATGTAGGGCAGGCCGGCCTTGGAGTAGAGGAAGACGCCGCCCGTGGCGGTCGCCGGGTCGGCCGCCAGGTCTCGCAGACCGATCGCTCCGGCAGACGTAACCGACGCCTCACCATGCAGCGCGGTCGTACCGAGGGCGACCTGTCCGGTGGCCCGGCTCGCGTAGACGACGGTCTTGTTGAAGGAGCCGTCGTCGTTGCGGGCGGACAGGCGGAAGTTCGAGCCGGCATTCGATCCGGACTCGGCAGCGTCGTCGACCTGAAAGAGCCAGCGGTCCACGCCTGCGGTCTTGTAGCCGAAGGCCCGGTAGGTGCCAGCCGCCGTGTTCAGCCAGACGTACTGGCCGTCGATCTGTGAGTTGCCCGCCTTCGCGACGGAGTTGACGACCTGGAACTTCTCGGCCCCGGACGCGGTCTGCACCCACAGCTTGCCGGCCTTCGAGTAGAGCTGCGCGCCCATGGTCGTGGTGGCCGGGTCGGCTGCGATGTCTCGCGTACCGATGGCTCCGTTGACGCTCAGGGCGACGCCGCTCTGCGTGCTGTTCGCGATGCCGATCGAGACCTGGCCGAGCGTGCGGGAGATCCAGATGGGGTCGTTGATCTTCGTGGTGCCGTCGTCGGCGAAGGCTTCCACCCACAGATCGGAGCCGTTGTTCGAGCCGGTCTCGCTGCCCGCCGAGCGGACCTTCCAGCGAAGCGACCCATTCTTCTTGATGTCGAGGTTCGGGTCGCCCGAGGTGTCGTTGATACCCGCCGACCCGGTGAAGACCGGATCAGACGGGATCGTGCCAGCCGGACCCTGCGGGCCCGTGAAGCCGGAGATGGCAGGCACCGGGATTACCGAGAAGCCCATCAGGCTGTCACCTCCACTCCGCTGATGAAGTACTGGCAGGTCGTCGTGTTGCCCTGGACCTTGACCGTGTCGCCCGCGTCCATCACCTGAGAGATGTCGAGGGTGAAGATGCCGTTACCGGGGAGCGAGGTGTTCGGGATGATCGCCAGCCCATTGAGCTGAATCAGGACCGTCGCCGCACTGGTGCCCGAGTTGGCCACCACGATGTTCGTCACGATCGTCGTCGTGCTCGACGGCACCGTGTAGACGGTCGTGAGCGTCGTCGAAGTGTTGCCTCTGGACAGGCGCTTCGGCGTGTTCGCCATCGCTTACCACACCCCCATGATTTGCATGATCTGATCGGACGGAGAGGAGCCACCGCCCGTGGAGTTGGCCTCCAAGTTGGACAGGCGGGTCTCGGTGTTGGTCACGCGCTTGTTCAGCGCGGCGTTGGCGTCGAAGCCGGTGGCGTCACCGAGCAGGGCGCCGAGCTGGAAGCCGTCGCGGTTGGCCTTCATGACGTAGCCGGTCACGACGGACTTCAGCTCCTGGTCATCGACGATGACGACGAGGCTGTCGCCCAGTCCCCACTCCTTGCCGAAGCGGGCCTGGCTGTCCTCCATCGGTACGACCTGGACGTTGATCGCGGTGAAGCCCGCGTCTTCCAGCGCCTCGTCTCCGGCCTGCTGGAGCTCGGTCCAGTCGTCGGTGTTGCGCTGGTCGATGAACTGCTCGATGCGCCGGCCCCAGTCAGCCTCTGCGGCGATGGACTCGGCGTTGTCGACCTG